TTGTAAAGTCGAAATCAGCGTCTGTTACTTCTTTTACGCTTACGTTGTCTATTGAGCCAGCAAAAGTTGGGGCAGCCATAACAGATAAAGTTGCGTTACTTGCAACTCCTATTCCTGTATAAACACCAGTTGAAGACAACACTCCTTGTAATATATAATTAGTACCAAGCCTTATACCAAAAAGAGAGCCACTTGTAATAGATTTTATCTGAATAGTTACTTCATATTTTTTCCCAATAGTTAATATGTTTTGCTGTAATGCTGTGTAAGTACCTGTATTTGTTCTATTTGCAGTTCCACCAGAAATTGTCCATCCTGTTTCTTTAGTCCAATCTGAATCTGTATTAAAATTTCCATTAGTTACAAGCTCCTCTCCAAATGATTGAGCTGGTTTTATAGAATTTAACACACCTACGCCATAAGCTGTTGGAGTGGTTACAATACTTGCTTTTTGTAGTAAATTACTCATAACATTCTTTTAAGTCGTTTAACAATTGAATAGTCATTATGTTATTCTCATACGTTGAAACCCTACGTCTTAAATCTGATTGCAAATAAGAAACATAATAATCATCTCCCCATTCTACATCATTCTGCGCAGTTCCCCACCAAGAATAACTATAATCTAAACCCCAATTTGATGTGTTCGCTGTTATACTCATAATTTATTTCTACGTTTAGCGTGTTCGTTTGTGTCCACATATTTTTTTTTTAAATATTGCACTAACTTTACAATATTTTCTTTTTTTTGTTTATATCTCATAAAACCCACCCTCCAAAACTATCTTCACCAGCAGGGAAGAAATCATCTTCTGTGTTAGCATTATATTCAGGGAATAGATTTTGATTAAAACACATATAACTTACAAAATTATTTGTGTAAAATTGTGCTATATCTCTATATTTGTTTGTTAAATAATCTACCTCTTCTTTTGATACTGATTCACTACTTTCTGATTGATGTTTATAAACACCTCCATTAGCTACCGTATAAGCAGCAAAGGGCATGTAATATGTTAAAGCCCAATAAATAGTCATAGGTTTTAAATAAGTCTCTAAAAGCTGCTTAAATTTATCATTAGCAGGTAAATTAATTTCATTGTTTAGGATCAAGGCTTGTATTTGCTCATATAATTTAGTTCCCATAAAATTTTGAACTTCTGTGTCCATAGATATTTCTACCATGTATATAAACTTGTCTGGATCTACTGATCCTGAGAGAACTGAATATCTCTTTATGTCTTTAGTTGTTACAAATAATGCTTTAGCCATAATATTTTATTTTGGGTATGCTCCTCTGTTTGGCATGTTTTCTGGTGCAATTCCAGCTTGTTTTGATCCTCTTGGGTTTCTCATATAACTTTTAGGAATAGTTCTAGTCTTTTTATAGTTACCTAAATTCTCTGATGGCTCTGTATTGCTTTCTAGTCTATATAATACTTTTTTCCATTTATGTCTGCAATATATGCCACCTTTAAATTTAAACAAATCGTAAGATCTACCTTTATGACCTAACTCTCTATTTACTCCTTCTCTTGATGCTTTGTCTATATCTTCTATTCTCCATACTATTCCAGCTTCTGCCATGTTCATCATGTTGGCACAAAAATCTCTTTGTGTTTTGCTAGGTTTTGATGATCCTATAGCATAGGTATATCTAATTTTATATAATCCATTTTTAGAATCTAAAGAACTAAAAGAGCTTCCATTTTTTTTAGAATCTATTTCGTCTTTTAATCCTAATAAACCTTTTATTTTTGATAGGGTGCTTTTTTTCTCCTTAATTAAGTAGTTTGCCCAATCTTCGTTATCTATGTCGCTATCTTGGTCTATTTCATCAACTAACACATATTTATTAGACATTTGTTCTCCACTCTCTGCTAAATGACCTAAAACATTTTTAGATTCTTCATCTGATAGACTTGCTTTCTCGTGTGACTCACAAGGCATATACCAAACTTCTCCATCTACTTCGTGTTCGTGATGTCCTTGACAACCTTGCTCTAATGCTTTAGCTTCTGCTTCTTCTATAGTCTTATATGCTTCAATTCCGTCTATTTTCTTTAGTTTTAACTCAACTCCTGTTTCTTCTTCTATTACATCGCTATCTTTACCCTCTAATTGGTCTATATCGGTAAAACTAAGAGGTTTTAACGTCTTAAAATATAAATCTAATGCTATATCATTAACAGATAAAATTGAGTCAATACAATCGATTATTTCATCTTGGTAAGATTTTATAACTATATTGTCAAATAACAATGTTGCTGTTTTAATTTCTTCTGCATTGTTTCCTAATCCATCACTACCTTCTCTAATACCTAAAAGCATAGGACTTGTGACTCTATGACCTACTATTAATTTTTTAAAACATTCATCAGCTAGGTATTCATAGTGTCTAGGAGCGTCATTTAAAGGAATATCATCAACAGTTGTTTTTGATTCTGCATTTTGATTAAATGCAACAATTACTTTTTCTCCTCTGCTTCCTGTTAATTTACCTAATACATCTGATTTAATATTTTCTATCTTCTCAGGATCAGGAACTCCATTGTTAAAGTTAACTACTTTTGTACCTGAAAAGTTATTTAAACAATCGTTAATTAAATAATCAGCAATTTCATCTTCCAACTTAGCATAAGGTAAAGCACCAACGTAATCTGGTGGAGAATAGTAATATCTTCCAGCAGAATATGGCTTAGCCACATACATCTCTTTTTTATTTGCTCCTGTTCCATATCCAAACGCTGGTATTCTTTCAGGTTTTTCGCTAGGCTTCATGTTATGCCAGTGATTTGAATAATACCATCCCTCTATATATCCATCTTCATTACATTTTTCAGCTCTTAATGTTTCCATTGGAAAATGTTGCACTTCTTTAATTTTACCATTTTTGTAAATTAACTGAAATGCAGCCATTCCTAGCAGTTTATAATCTTTTACAAATCTTCTTAAATCTTCTTTTTTAAATAAAGAAACCATTTGAGCGTATTCCTCTGTCTTTGTAGAGGCATCTAATGCAGACAATCCTCTTCCATAAATCATATTACTTACTCCATTTATAATAGAGTTATTTGTAGTAGAGTTTTCGTATAATTCAATAAGATAATTGAAGTAATTATTATCAACTCCGTATTGAACCCAATCTTTATTCTTTTTTTCTATTATTTCTGGTGCTGTATATGCAGCTAGCTGGGTTATAAAAAGATCTTTAGCCATATTATATTACTATATATTCATTAGTTGATTCGTATTCATCATATTGATCCTTATTAATTGAATAATCATAAGCACCTTGTGAAGTACAAAAAACATTATCTCTATAAACTTTATCAGTTCCTAATAAAAAATCAATTGTGTAAAATCTACCTTCTTTTAATATTGAATCACCAAAAGTATTGTTAGGAAAATTTACTGCAACATTTAAATAATACCTGTCTGTAGTATTAGTTATGTCGCCTGATGCAATTGTGTAGCTCTTATTTTCATCCTCGTCAGTTATTACAATACTATCAACGTCATAACTTCTAGGAATTATTGTCATTGTTTGAGGTGTAGTATTTGGAGCAAGTATTTGCATTTGTTTTATTTAAAAACACATTTATTAGTTTTTTGTTAGGGTTAGTTATTAAACAAAAAAAGAGCGCATTTAAGCGCCCTTCTTTATTTGATCCTATCTTTTTATTTAAATATCATAAAAAGCCCTTAAAAGCTATTTATTATAGTCCATTTACTACAACAGTGTTAGTAGTATCATCTATTATTGTAGGATCGATAAAATTAGCTGGAGATTTTTCATTCCCAGTGAAAACTATATTGTAACCATTTAGGTCTCCCATAGCTGCACCACTCGTTGCAGACGGTGCTGTTTCACATCCGTTTTCTATTCCTGCTAATACATATCTAGAAGCGTTTGATGCTCCTGTGTTGTAAAATTCAACCACTACTTGTGGTCTACCCCAAGATAATAATTTCATTTCTTTTCTTGTTGCTGGATCTTGTTTCTTTAAAACAACAGTTCCAACTTGTGTAAAAAATGAAGTTCCATTTTCTCTAGAGTTTTCGTTTGTTTCCTCAAAAGAGTTTGCACCCTTCAGATCGTATTTATATAGGGTTAATGCGCTTGCAAAACCTGTAATTACTTCATCAGCGCTAAAAGTAGCTGAATCTAATAAACCAGCAGTGTAGTTTATAAAATAGATTGCAGTTATACCTCCAACTGAGTCTTTACATGGTTCTAAACGTCCCAAGCTGATATCACATGACATATTTTTTTATTTTTAAAGTTATTAATATAAAGGGAGGTTTTACCCTCCCCTTAATAGTTTAATTATCCTGCGTAGTAAACTACGTCAGCACCTACTCCTATAGCAGCAGCAGCAGTAAATCTCATTACCATTCTTACGTTCTGACTTCCGTCAATTGGAGTCATATCAATTACTCTTACTTCATTGTAATCAGATAAAAGTCCAGTTGCAAAGAAAAGGTTGCTTGATTGAGCAGCAATCATAGTGTCGTCAGACATTCCTCTACCTACAAAGATTGGAATTCCTCCGAAAGATAAACTTCCGTTATTATACCATTGTGTTCCTCTGTTATCAGAACCAGCAGCTCCAATAGTTGCAGTAAATCCACCTAAAGCTCTAATGTAAAGTTTTGCAGCTTTGTTAGATACGTATAGCTTTAAATCTTCTTTTCCGTAAAGTGCATTAGGAATTAAATCTACAACTTCTTGCATTTTATCAATGATGTTAGTAGCAGTTAAAGCAACTGGAGCAGGTACATCAATAACTGTTGCATCAGCAGCAGCAAGAGTTTCTAATCCATTATACTCTCCAGCTTGAGCACCACCTAAGTTACCAGTCCAGATATTAGTTTCGTTAGCAGCAGCTACTTTAGATGCTACGTGTCCAACTAAGTAGTCAGCAAATGATGTTGGTAATCCATCAGGGTTAAACGCTGAATACCCCATCTGAATGCTTTCCCAAGTATTGATAAAGTCAGACTTACATAATTGTAAGTTTACTTGGAATTCTTCTGGTTGGATAACTACTTCAGTTAAATCTACGTTTGAAGAAGCAGAAAAATCACAAGTTCCATCTGCGATTAAACTACCAGTTTCAATTCTTTGGATAACTGATTTAAATTTAACGTTTGGCATAACTTCTACACCACCGTCTTCAATTGTACTCGAGCTTAATAAAGCAGCTGAGATGTACTTTCCAGCAAATTCTCCAGCATAAGTTGAAGTAATGTTTACTGTAGTCGCAAGGTCTATTCTATTTGACATAATTTTAATTTTTTGGTTTTTAGTTTTTAAATAATTTAGCGAATACTCTATCTTGAGTACTCATTGGCTTGTTTTGAGAGTAAAGGTGCATTTCTACTTCTCCTTTAGCCTCAGGGTTGTGTTTTAAAGGTTTTACCTCTTCAGAAAGTTCAACTTCAGTATTTTCTACTTTATCAGTAGATAAATCTTCAGCTTTTACTTCTCCTTTTAATCTAGATATTGCATCTTCAAGATTAGCGATTCTTTCTTCCATTCCTCTCCAATCATCAACAGATACATATCTACTAGGGTCGAACTCAGCAAGTTCTTGCTCTTCAGATTCAGTAGATAATTCTTCTTCTTCAGAAACTTCTACTTCTTCTTCTACGTCTACCTCTTCTTTGATTTCAGCAATAACTCCATCTTCTTCAACAATAAGAATCATCCCATCGTCTAAAAGATACTCGCCTGCTGGTACTGCAATACGTTCATCATCTTCAGAAATAATAAAGACTTCTCTACCTGATTCAAAAGCATCTGCTTCAAATCTAGTACCATTCTCTAATAATCTTTCTTCCAACTGAACTTCTAGACCTAATAAGGTTTTTACCTTGTCTAGCGTGTCTTTTGCGTTCATAAAAATTGGTTTTAATTAGTAATATTTATTTAAAAACACTATTGTTTATTTAGTGTTGTAAATTCGTTTATGCTTTTTTCTGAATTATATACCATTCTACACCATCACTCCATATTTTGAAACCTTCATAAGATACATTTATCTCATAATAGTTTGATGAGCCATCTAATGTTTCTCCTACTAATGGCGTTATTCTTGCTCTTGTATTAGTATTAAAACCCCCGTTTGAAACAAATCTAATTGCTCTATTTACATTAGCTGAAGCACTTGGTAAATTAATAGTCATATTTCCACTACCACCAGTCCAAGTTAATTTGACTAACATAGCTTGGTCAAATATTGCATTGCTTAAACTTACAGTTTCGCCAGAAGATACAGTTAAATTATAAGGAACTAAAGTGTTTTTTATTTTGTTTATTGTAGATTGTTTAGTTGTGTTGCTTTGTACTACTACAATAGCTTCAGTACCTTGTAATGCTGTTGATACTGGTAATTGTGATATTTTTAAATTTGCCATTATGTTATTATGTTAGAATTATCTTCTTGTAAAATTAAACTCTCATTTTCTTGTGCTAAATATTGTGTTGTTACAGTCTGACCTACTAATGATCCTATACCTTGATTTATTGTTTTACCTTTACAACATTTTCTGGAATATGTTTGGCCATCCTTACATAAGCAAGCTCTCGAGCTGTCCTTAGGACTTGTTGTTTTTAAATTATATCGACTCATTTACAATATCTATAATTTGGTTTAATAATTTTTCATCTTCAGTTAATTGATCTTTTTGTTTGTCTTGAGGTCTGTTTAGTTTATCTGCAAAGTAGCCTTCTATACTAAATCCTTTTACTTTACCTTCTTTAACGTAGTCATTCCAAACTTCATCATTATCAACTTTCATGCTTATCATCCATGTTCCTATAGGCATATCTAAACCATATTTTCTAGACTTATCCATTTGCTCATCTTCTACTAACCAAGATTCTACAACAGTCATGCCTTCTAGCTTTTGCTCTGCGTGTTCTAAGGTTGCTTTGCTTTGATTACCTTTTTTAAGAAACATTTGTGATGCTTTAGCTACTGTGTCTTTAGAAAAGTAAATGTAAAACTCTTGTTCACCGTTTTTTCTGTATATAGGTTTGTCAGGTATTAAAGCAGCTCCCATTAATATCCTTTTTTCTTTTGATACTTCTGCAAGTCTAACTTGATCTTGTTTTTTAAGTGCAATGAAATCTTCTTCTATAGCTGGGTTTTCAACCACAGATACAGCATCTATTCCACTTAACTCCTCATTTTCGTCTATTATTAATTCAATTATATCCATTTGTGTCCTTTTATTTAAAACCCCTTTTTTAATGTTTTGTTATTATCCTAGTGTTGATCCTGATATTATATTATTTTGTAAACTTTGTGCAGTTGTTACATCTTGACTAACTACAAAAGCCTGTACTGGTGGTTGGTTACCTAATGCACTAGCTATCTGATTAGTACCTGATGTTCCAAATATATCAAAGTCAGGCTGCTCCATTTCTGCTGCTCCTCCTCCTGTTCCTCCAACTGCTGGAAGAGATACATCTGGACTAGCGCCACCACCACCAAGACCTCCTGATACTGTTGCGACTTGCTTTTTACTTTGGTTTATACTTTTAACAATGCCTATTGCTTGCATTGCAAACATCGCAATTGGTATTAAGTTAAACGGAGGTGGTAAACTAGAAGCTGCTTTAGATTGTCCTTTTGCTATTTCAGTTCCAGATTCAGCAGCATTTAGATTAGCATTTGTTATAGCTTTTTTAGCGTTCATTACAACCTCTTTAAGTGCAAGAGCTTGTTTTGCAATAAATAATGCTTTTCCAATTTTAGATTCTCTCCCAGCTGTTTCTATTGCCATGTTTAAACCATCGCTTAACATTTTCTTTTTATCTGCCTCTAATTTTTTCTTTCTTTCAGCTTCTTCAAGGTCTGATGCCTCTATTATTTTATTTATTTTATCATTATAAAAAGCTTTAATTTCTGCTTTAGCATCCTCATGAGCATCAAGATTAACTAATTCTTGTAGTTCTTTATCTCTTTGAGCTTCTAATTTTGCTATTTCATCTTCCTCTAATGCATCTAACTTAGCCTGTACTTTTTCTTCTTTTTCTGCTTCTAATGCTTTTTCTTTATCATCGTAAAATTTATTTACGTCTTCTAATAATTTTAATTTCTCATCCTGAGTTGCAACGGAAGCATTTATTTCTTCTATTGCTCTTTTTCTCTCTAGATCTAATTTTTCAGCTGCTGTTTTAGCATCAAAGTCTTCTTGACTCTTTT